GCAAAAATAGCCTGTGCAGAAACAGCAATTGCAGATGTAACAACTCTGTCTCCGTCTACTGTAATATTAGTTCCGTTAATATTGGTAGCACTTATTGTGCCTGCACTAATAGTAGCAGCATATAAGTTGCCTGTACGTAAGCTACTTACACTAACGTCTTGGAAGATGAGCGTTCCTGCATTTAAAGTATTTGTTGTAATGCTAGTAGCTGATATTCTAGTAGCTTGTAACTCATTAGTATCAACTGTGTCTGGTTGAAACGAGCCATTAACTGTCAGGTTACCGTTGACACTTACATTTCCAGTAAATGCTGCGCTTGTTTCCGATAATTTCAATGGTGAGTTATTCCCACTACCATCTTGTACACGCCTAAGTGTGCTATCTATACCAGAGTTCTCTACGCTGGTAGCGATAGTTAATATATCTTTATATGTGTTGGCAATTAACTTACCAGTAAAATTAGTCATTATACATTATTCCAACTTATGTCTACCAACTCCCACTGGTATATTGTGGTATATCTTTGTGTGGCTTTATCCCAAGTAATCCCTCTATCAATATTAGGGTCTGGTCTAGCATTCATTACATACTGGCTTCTGTCTCTAAGGTCAGGCACTTTGTTTTGTGCATGGTTAACCCTGTCATAGCTTCCGTCCCAATCAGTAGGACACACCCAGAGGTTAAAGCTATTCTTGCGTAGTCTACTCCGTGGATAAGCAAACCCACAAATATCACACTCAGCTTTTACATTCTTTCCTTTAGCCATCTATTACGGTCCTGGGTATGGTGGAAGCCAAGAGGACACAGGAACTGCTGATACTAACGATGGTACTTGTGGTCTGGGGTCTTTAACAAACCAGTCTTCTGTTACTCTTGCAATTCTATTCTGTGGGTGATTCTTCTGGTCAAACTTACCTTCGTAGTCAGCTGTGCATACCATCATGCCGTAGCTATTTTTCTTAAGTGATTTTAGTTCGTACCTAAAACCGCAGATGTCGCATAGACCTAATGCTTTTGTTGCACCCATGTCACTACCTCAGACGAGGCAAGATGTACATGCTGGCACGTTCCTTATCCTCTTCCTGCGCTCTAAGTAATCTTTCTTCATACTCACCCTTAATCATCTGGATACGACCAGCGTCTACACCAGGGCGCTTCATAGACATAAAGTAAGCTGTACCTGCAGTAAGGCATGGATAGAACCTGCGTGAGATGTCAGCAGTCTGAGAAGACTTAGATACATCTTGGAAATACTTTACAGTCTCAAACTTAATTGCATCTGTGCTATTCTCTGGAATAGGCCACAGATACACTCTTGATTGGTCACGCTCTCTACGTACAGCAAACTGTGTAGGACGACCTGTCTGTCCCTTACGAGGAACCTTAAGATATTCTTCCATGCTGATGCGTTCTAGCTGAAGGTCGATGTCATCTCGATTTACTACAGCTTCCAGAACGTCAATGTTCTCATCGCCTAGTGTGTAAGACGTAACACTGGTTGTTACCGTCACAGTGGTTGTCCCTACTGTCCACAGCTGAATGCCACGGTTTTGCCAGTCTTGGAGAAGCAAGTTAATTGAACGGCGAGCAGACTTAGGCTCGTTACCAAGCGTAGCTTCCCCGCCAATCATTTCCATGGCTTCTTCAATTACCTCGTCAATATCCATTGAGAAGCTGTATGTACCTGACGTTGCCATCTATGTTCTCCTTAATATAATCTGTTATGTCCCGATTGTTTGCGGTCAGTCTTTAAATTAGCTGTCTGGCCTGTGCCTCTTGGACTAACAGAACCAGTAGAGTTTCTTTTACGACCACCTACCTTTCTTCCAGGTTTGCTAATCTGTTGACTGACCGCTGACCTACCAATAGCCATTACCACTTAACCTTGTCTGCCCAGTAAGCTGCACTCAACTTACCTTTAGCTATATTCTTACCATGTCTAGCTTTAAAACTTTTACGTTTAGCTTTCATACGGGCAGACTCACCAGCCTTTGGTTTACCTGCAGTGCTTGCGCCTTGTTCTCCAAAGCGTATCATTTTAATTGTGCTACCTTCTTTGGCAAGCACTACGTGAGATTTAGTTGGGTGTTTAGGTGTACGTTTAGGTTTGTTGTACCCTGAAAAAGTTTCACCTCTATAAGTTATACTCATCTAGTTACCTTGGACCACTTTTTACAGTTATAGCACCCATATTAGTGTATTCTTTTTTTCTGTAGCCAGTCTTATGACTAGATTTTTTATTAGAACTATACATAGGTCCACCATTTTCTTTTTTTGGAACACGTTTTGTAACTCCATTTGTTTTATGTTCTCTGTATGCACCTTTTCCCGGTCCAGATTTTATTACTTCGTGAGTCATATAATATACTTTCTTTAGTTACCTGCCAATGGGTTATCTATTGCACGTTGTATCTTTTTATCTAGTGCTGATTCTAAGTTATCTAGCTTCTGATCTAGCTTTGACATCTTAGCATCCATACGTTCTTCAAAAGAACTAATAGTAGATTCAAACCTAAGCTCAAACGTATTGATAACTCCTCGTACATCTTCTATGTTTTGACGATTACGAGAGTCTTGTTTTTCTAAACGTGCTTCTTGTTTATCTATATTAGCGTTTATCTTATCTGACTTAACTTCAATAGCGTTGTTTGTTTCTGCTGTATCTTGGTTAAGATCCATTCGTAGATCGTGTAGATCTGTTTGTAGTTGAGCAGAGATAGCTTTAACAGAGTTAATCTGCTCTCGTATAACTGCTGAAGTTGCAGCGTCTACTTCTTTGAGTGCTTTAAACTCAGCACTAATAATACCTAGCTCAGCTTCTACCATGTTCATATGATTATCTATATGAGATAGATCAGGTGATACAAAGTTAGCTATCTTTTCTTCCATAGATAAATATCTTTGATAGGCTTCAAAGCCACCCCAGAGTCCACCTATAATTGTACCACAAAGCGGAATGATTAGCAAGAGCTTAGAGCCACCTACTTTTACGCCTTTGTATTCTACTTCAGCCATTATACTTTCCTATACCGTTTGGTCTTTTTAGCTACACTCTGTGGCTGTCTGCTAAACTGTTTACCTTTTTTAGTATCTTCTCGTTTCTTACGTGTGGTTGCAGCATACTCACTACTAGACAAAGATTTAATTGCACTAGTAGGTAAGTAGCGTTCACCTGTCTTGCTTGATGGCTTACCACTTTTAGTACGCCACTTTTGTTTAGTCCACGATTTAAGACTTTTCTGACTTGGTTTTAAGGCCACTATCTGTACCCACCACCTGCGGCTTTATACTTTTTAGCGAGAAGCTGGGCTTTCCGGGCAGACCATTGACCTGCCCTTCCACCCTTACTTCCAGCTTTCACACTATTAAAAAGTCTCTTACGCATAGTAGGTTTTGTATAGTTACCTGCTTTGTTAACAACCATACTTAGCTATTACTCAAATGGAGTTGCTAATGTAGCGTCACCAAGTAAATATGCCGCACAGTGCCAACGAGTAGCTGACTGAGCAGTTAATGTTATCATACCGCCAGAGAGCCAACCTTGCTCTATTGATCCCAAATCAATAGTATCATCGTTACTTTGATCTGGTATGAAAGTGTTGGTGTCACCAGCAGTTGCTGGGTCAGACAAGATAGCAAAACCAGAATACAAATCTGCTGTTGCCCCTGTATTAATTTTTCCTGCTCCTGAGAAAGTTGTGCCAACAATAAATTTATATTGCTCACCACTTGCTGCTGCAGTTAACTCAGGAAGAGTTACAACAATTCCTGCTGCTCTAGCAAAAATAAATGTAGATCCTGATTGTTCTGTTGTTACCGTGTAAGTAGCATCTGTAATTGTTACTACTCCGTCACCTAACGTAACGGGTGTTTTGTATTCTTCAATCCCTTGTACAATGGATAGTTTTGTCATAGTGTAGTATCCTTTTTCTTTTTTTAATTTATATTATTTATTTACCTATTGTAAATGCATTCCCTTACAAATACAACAAATTCTTATTTATATTGCAAATTAATTAATGCATTCATATTTACGTGGGATTTTCCTGTTAACATAAAAGACGCAAAGTTATTATCTTTTATTTCTGCATCAGGTACAACCCCACTTGTAAAGAAACCTTGAATGTCTGGCAACATCTTTTGTGCTGAAAAGAACTCCTTGGTGTCTCCTAATACCTGCATTACAATGAGTGTCTTTAATTGATTAGCAGAATCATATCTGCCTTTGTCACCCATCTTCTTAACGATCTTACTACCTGCTTTTTCTTTAGCTTCTTTTTTCTGTGCTTTAGTTTTAGGTTTAGCAACTTTCTTTTTTGCTACTTTTGTTACAGGCTTTTTTGTTTCTTCTTTCTTAGGTTCAGGTTTAGCCTCTTCTTTTTTAGGCTCTTCCTTTACTTCTTCTTCCTGAGTCTCTGCTTCTGGTTCGTCTTGCGTTTCAGGTTCTGGCTGTGACTCAGGTTCTTGTTCTACTGTTTCTTTTTGTGGCTCTGGTTCAGGAGCACTCTCTGCTGGTTCAGGCTCTACTGCTGCCACTTCTATTTCTTCTACTGGTGCTTCTGTTACTTCTACAACTTCTATGTCCATTTCCATTTCTACATCTACTGCAGTTACTGGAGCTTCTATTGTCATGTCTGGCATATCAAACTCTAGATCCATATCTGGCATTTCTAAGTCCATCTCAAAATCCATCTCAAAGTCTAGCTCTAGTTCTAATTCTACGGACTCATATGAATCTTCGTTTGTGTCTCCTCCGTCTATTGGTTCAAAGTCTAAGTTACCATCTGGTTGTTCTACTGGTATGTTATTATCAAAGATGTCTTTTACTATTTCTATTTCTGTTTCAGTAGCACCGTCATTATGTAATACATATTGTTCAACTGTTGTTATTGACTGCAATACAATCTGACTCACTACGTTATACAACACATTGATCGTCACATCATCAAACATTGGCCCTACAGCCAAGTTGATATCTCTGCCTCCTATCTCAACAATGAGAGAAGTAAGAGAATCAGCAAAGTCAAAACCACCAGAGTACTCTGCATATCCGCTTGCTGTACCTGCTGCTGATAGTATGTCTGTTCCTGCAAAAGAAGTGGTGTTTCCATTTTTACCTGTAATATGCATGTAGATACTATCACTAGCATCTTGCTTATCTACTTTTATGGTATAGGTTGTTTTTCCACCTTTTGTTATATTTAGACTAGATATATTTATCGTTTGTTTGAAAGTAGTACCCATGTTAGGTACACCCATTACAGATGTAGTATTACCACTTCCAGTTATTTCTGCACATTTATCTGTGCCTAAACTACCACACGAATTACCACTTGGCATACTTGCTGGTCCTTCGCCTCCCCAATCACTGTCCATATCACCTTGTTTGCTAGATGATACATAGGTAGAGTCAGAGGATAGTAAGTCACCTGAGTCTTCGTTTGTAACAGTGTCTGTGGTTGTTACAGTTGTTGTTACGGTGGTCGTTAAAGTTCCTTGTCCGTCATTCTGTGTTGTCTCTGTTACAGTCTCTACAATAGTTTCTAATACTGTAGGATCACAAAGACCCACTGTTCCTGATGGACATACCTCTTCAGCTTTAGATGAGAAGGAGCATAAGGATAGCACCAATAGGCTTAAACCACATATGCTTTGTACCTTCATCGTTGGCCCTCTTCTCTTCTTTTACTTTTCGTTTGGCATCTCTTTCTTGCTTTGCCTTTATAAGTTTAGCTTTTGCCTTTTTATTTGCTGCTGCTAACGCTACGGCATCTTGTTTTACTTCTTCTTTTAATCGTATCTCTGACTCATCAGGCATAACATCTAAATTGTTTTCCCATGCAGTCTTGGCTTCGTTGCCTATCTTACCCATGAAGGGGCAGGGCGTTCCTGACATCCACATTGCATCAAAGACACGGTGGTCTCTGCAGAGGGTGGACACTGCAGCTACCTTCATTCCCATACCGTAGAGAGAACGTGCAAGCTTTATACGCTCACAGTTCTCATCTGTAATTGTTATACCTGTAGCGACACCTAGCACCTGCGTTTGTATGCTGGCTGCTGCGCCTGACTTACAGATATCTGAATTATTAACTACCACTGAGGGTGCAGAGGCCGTTGGTGGGGCCTTATCTGTCACCACAGTGCTAGATACAGTGTTACTGTCTGCTGCATACACTTTCATTACTACAGTTGGTAGCAAGAATGCACCAAGGAATGTAGCAAAGGTAACGGCAAAGAGTAACTTAGGGGTCATTTACCCTACTACTGTGTTATACGCTAATATTGCAATTACAATAGCTGCAATGATTAGTAATTTATTCTCTTTTACTGTATCCCAAATGTATTTCATTGAATTACTCCTTTAAACTGTACGCTTTTTCTTTGCATTTCTAGTGCGTGGAAACGAACGATTTTGTTTTGCACCTATAACTCTAAGATTGCTTGGCCTGTTGTCCATTGCGTTGCCATTTTTATGGTGTACATCTTTGTTGTCACCTTTTCTAACTAAACCTGCTCTCTTTGCCATTCTACGTGCGGCATTTCGTTTGACTCGTTTAGCTATCTGCTCTGGTCTTGACTTATAGTTGGTATTTTCTCTTACATAATTACGTTTAGGCTTAGTTGCTACACCACCTACGTTCATTTTCTTTGTTTTCTTTTTAGGTTTTACAGCCATTGTCTATTTTCCGTAGTCAGGATTACTGTAACTTTGCTCTGTCCAGCCTTCTGCCCTCATTGCTTCTTCTACATGCTTTAATGTAAATGGTCTTCCGTAGTGAGCCTGTACAGCTTCACGTACATAGAAAACATCACTGTGAGGTATATGAAGATTCTCTAATGAACCACTTACTACATGGCTATAAAACTCTTCTAAAACATTGTCTGTGTATAGTT